GGAGAACCACCAGAATCTTGAATTCTCCGCAAACGGTAGTACACAAAGAGGTATGGGCCACCACCGTCACCTGCTGGGTAGACGTTGATACTTGGCAAATTCTGAGCCGTCAAAACAGCGGCAGTAGCGTGTGATGCGGCAGTAGTGCCATTTTGCCCACGAGAGCAATTAATTAGCTGGTTGCCGTCTACAGACTGATAGTAGATGGTTTCACTGTCAATCAACACAAAACCATTGGTTGAAAGCTCATAAATATTGTTTACCGTGATGGTGGTATCGGTTGCTGTAATTGCGCCGTTTAAAGTGGCTGTGGTGACGTTAGATTGACCTGATTGACGGTTAATCCACAACTGAATAGGTCTGCCCTGCGCCAGCTTGTTTGGAATCGTCATGTAGGTCGATTCGCTGATGCGACTGATGTTGATGTCAGACTGTTGAGGTGTACCGTTTCCGGTTCGTGTAACCGTGTCCAGAAGGTCAATTGTGTCTACAGGGATGGGGTAGCAAGCCTGTCCAGTTACGATGGGAATAACACCCTGCTCAATTGTCCAGAGGTTGATGCCACGGTTGGCCCACTCAATGGTCATAATGTTTAATGAGCGGCGAGCAGTCCTCATGTCGTAGCCAGTCTTCATCTCTTGACCGCAACGCTCATACGCCTCTTCAATCAAATTAACGAGGTCAAGATTAAACGAAGTTGTTCCACTGGTTGTTGACATTATCTAAACCCTGCTGTTTTCTTTGCAATACTCTTGGGTTGTGCCACGAATTGTTTTCCTGCCGCCTTGCCTTTGCGCTTTGCTTTGGTTGTAGCGGCATACTCAGAAGAGGACAAAGACTTGATGGCGGCTTCAGGCAAATATCTTTCGCCTGTTTTTGACGAAGGCTTTCCTGACTTGGTGCGCCATTTCTGATCGCTCCAGTTTTTAAGGGAAGTCTGCGGTGCTTTCAATCTTTTGCCTCTTCTTTTTCAAGAAGCTCATCATCAATTTGCTTATCGGTCATTGCGTCACAAGTACACTGACCAGCTTCTTCGAGAAGACAATCTTTGGTGTGTTCAATCACGATAACCTCCGCCCTTTTCTTTGTACCTCTTGGCAAGCAATTGTGCTTTTCTTGCTGACCACTGTCCTGCCGCCGTGCCTTGTACCGCTGAAGCCTTGATAGAGTTAAACAGTGACTTCCGCATACTGGGCTTGGTGTAGTTGCCAGCCTCGTTTACGCTTCCGCCTTCTTTAAACTGTTTAAACGCAGTGTTGTCCCGCCGAGCTTTGGTCTTGGCGTTTGGCATCTTTGATGGAGCAATCGCTCCCATTCCACGACTTGCAATCATTTAGCACCGCCTTTAACTTTTTTGGCTAAAAACAGTTTATCAACCATCTCTATCCGCTGGGGCTTAGTTGTGACTTTGTTAATAATGTCCAGTCGCTTGGGCTTACTTGCACCATAAAACCCAGCCTTTTTTAGAGACTTAGCTACACTGCTATTAGGTTTTGCGGTTGCCATGTCAGCACACCCCGCCAGACTTCATCTTGGAGATCATGCCTTTGGTTTTGCCACGAATAGCGCAACCATCTGCACGTTTAGAGGCAGAGCTTACAGAGCCACCCTTAGCAAACTTCTTGACCGCACCGCCTTTTTTGAACATAGGCGGAACATCGTAGTCGCTCTCATACTTGTATTTGGAATCAACCTTGTCTGAGCCGGGTCTGGCACTCAATACAGGGTCTTTGGCATCTCTCTTGGCTTGAGCGGCTTTTTTCTTTGCGGCGGCGGCGGCGGCACGAGCGTCAGTGGCGGCGGCTTTGCCTTCAGCCTTGGCAATTTTTTCCATGCCTTTAGGGCCAGCGGCCCAAGCGTTTGGATTGGTTACAGCCGCATCACGACCGGGCGACCCGGCTCGCAAAAAATCTTTTGCATCTTTTAAACGCTGTCCTGCGGCGCTCAAAACTTCTTTTCCAGTCGATTTGGCTTTTTCAGCAAGTTGCAATGGATTGCGACTGGTCATGTTGGCTAAATTTTTTGCACCTGCGGCAACCGCTTTAACGCCAAGTGAAGGCAAGTTGAGAAGCTGTTCTGGATAAACACCTTCAACCGCCTGAGACTCCGCACTTCCTAGCCTTGCAGGGCGAGATTGGAATTGAAATGGCACAGAGCCACGACCTGTGCCAGCCTCCATGTTGCGCCGGTCATCTTGTGACTTTTGAATTTTGTTTGCGGCCTTTACAAACTTGTTGTCTTTTGATTCTGGCAACTGATTGTATTCAGGAGCGGAAGGACGCTCGCCACGCAAAGCACGAAGAACATCAGTGTTGGTGTTGCTCATAAACATAGAGCCATCATCACGATCCCGCATTTCCTTGCGGGCGATGGTTTCGCCATCCACATCTTCGCCCTCGACAAAACGCTTAATCTTGCCGCCACCCTTGAATGTTTTCATTTTTTTAGCCATGATTTCCCTTTAACAGGCTTTGCCGCCCATGTTCATTTTGACCATCTTGCCTTTGGTGTGACCTTTAGCCTGAACTGTATGCTCACCATGCGGGCGCTTGCCGCCTGATGTGACCTTGCCCATTGAGTTGGCAATCATGCCGCCCTTGGCGTATTTCATGGTAGCCATGCCGCCTTTAGCCATCTTGCCCTTACCGTCAGCGGCAAAGTCGGGAACCATTTTCCCGCCCTTGTTAACCATAGTCATGCCACCTTCTGCGTAGCCTTTTTTCATCATGGGGTTCATGCCCATCATTTGCTTCTTGTCCATCATCATGTCTTTTTTGGAGCCTTCTTTAACGCCTTTCATTTCAACATCCTTCTTGGACTTTTCAAATGGCATCATGCCCTTTGGCATTCCGCCTTTTTTGAGCTTGGTGAGATCAGTCTTCTTGCCCCCATGAGCTTGCTTGTCATGCATTGACAAAGCTTTTTTGACAATCTTTTTGTCTTGCTTGAGATCGGACTTCATGGAAGCGCCGCCTTCTTTGAATTTCTTGCCCATATCTGCTTTCATAAAATCTTCTCCAACTGATTGAGGAACTTTTAGCCGTTTTGCGGCTGACGGATTGTTGGCTACCAAAGCCATCAAATTGTGTTGCTTTTTACTTTGGCTTGGCATCATTTACCCGCTTGAATAAGCTGGTCAATTTTTGCTTCAAGTTTGTTAAAACGCTGGTCAATGTGGTCAGTGACTCTTGCCACTTCTGTTTTAGTTGCTGTATCACGAGCGATCTCCTCACGAGTTATATTTAAAAGGCGCTCAATGCGCTTCACATCTTCAAACCTTTCTCGAATGAAGAACCAAAGACCGCCCAGAACAAGCGACAGTCCAGCAGACCAAATGGTGTTAATTTCCATCACACAAACTTTCCCTTGGTCTTGCCTTTGATAGCACAACCATCGGCCTTGGTGACGTAACCGCCTTTAGCGCAATTCCACGCACGAAGGCTCTTGTTAATCCTCGAATCTGGATCGCTTGCGGTCTTGGCGCTTGTCAGCTTCTTCTTCATCCCTTCCATACGGGCGCAGAAAGAATCCCTGCGACTTCCGCCTTCTGGTTGGGGGCGCTTCAGATTCATCCCCTGAGCCTTGGCAGAAGCCCTCCCTTTGGCGTTTAAACCGCCCTTCGGATTCTTGCCTTCTGCTCTTTGCCATGGTGGGGATTTAGCCATTTGCACCCTTCTTTTCCTCTTCAAGAGGACGAAGCATTGGGTACAGATAATCCTCGCCAAACGAGCCTTCAAACTCATGGATACCCATGTGCCCAAGCTTGATGGTGGGGTCTATCCAAACCTCAAATCCAACCTCTCTGGCACGGTCACAGAAGGTGTAATCCTCCCCGACATAGCCTTCTGGGGTGGACTTAAAATCAAAGAATGAATATGTCTTGCCGTCTTGCAAGCGGTCATCGATGTACGCCCACTCAGGGTGTGCATCTTGCAGAGTGGTGAACACATCACGGCGGATGATCATAAATGCCGTGGCAACCCGCAAGGCACGGACAAGGCCCATTGGATTCATCTGAACCTGACGGTCTTCATCAATATCCAGTGTAGAGATGTAGACCTTGCCCTTTTTACGAGCCACAGGAATGCCAGCAACAATGCCCTTTTTTGGGTCACTGTTCCAAGCCATCAAACGAAAAACATCGTCAGCATTAAACGTGATGTCAGAGTCAATGAACATCAAGTCAGTGCAGTCAGACTCCAAGAAGTCATACGCAATCAGGTTTCTGGCACGAGAAACAACAGAGCATCCAGAGACGTTACCTACTTGGATTTGAACGCCATGCTTGCTGGCTTCAACGCAGAAATGAGCAAATGAGATTGCCCACTTCGTTGCCACCTTGTAGTCATACGAAGGAATGCCGATCATTATTTTTCGACCAGCCAGATTGAATGAGCCTTCTTGTTGCATGGTTTATCCGTAGAAAATATTTACGGCCGTTACGTTTGACACTTGAGCATAAACACCATTTACCGCCAATACTCCTTCAGCGGGAATGATTGGGGCATTGTTGAAGTAATCCCCCGCCGCAACGTCATACGTCATCAGCCAACGACTTGCATAAACAAGAGAGGGTGTGGCAGTGATATTTCCTGAATTGATGTCGGTTATGGTGAATGTATCTGCTGTTAATCTTGTGATTGTGTAGTTGCCGTTGGTGG